TGCTTGTCTCTGTCTTGAATATCTTTCTCTAGTTGCTTCTTCGTCTCGGCCACTTCATTGTACTTGTCCTTGGGAATGAAGTGCTTTGGCAATTCTTTGCTAATATCGCTAACTAGAGCATCGAGTTTGTCTTCAGCCACGCCGGCTTTTTTCAATAGCTCTTTGAGCCAATTCATAAATCTAAACCTCCTTTTACTTGTTTTATACTGGTCAGTACCAGTTGAAGGTCCCGCTTATTTATGCTCTTCGGGCAAGAGCTAATATGTTTGTCGCTTATAAAGCGTCAAAACCTAAAGGATTACATTCTTAGGCGGCAAGGCAACTAACTCTTGCCTTCTCCGGTTTCTTTTCTGGTTTCTTTCTCTAGGTCCAAGTATAAACTATATGTGTGGCGGCAGTTAGGGTGAAACAATCCTGCGGCTTTGGCCTCAGCAAGCGTCGGATAATGTGGTGTACGCCCTGAAAGACTTAATACTCGACCCTCCCACGGGCGGCAAAGCTCGCACTCGCCGCGATGGTCACTAACGACGATTAAATCATGACCTTGCTCAAGCAAACGATTCCGAGTACCCTCAAGATGTGCCTCCATGGTAGACGTCCGAGCTACCATCGCCGTATATGAACTTAAATTCCACCGTTTGCCTTGCCGATCAATAAAGCCAGTTATTCCCCGTTCAGCAATTTGCTGACGTATTTGTTGAGCTACTTGCTTCCATGTGTCATAGCCGATAGTACTACCCCTTATGTTTTCGAGAGCAAGTTGTCGATAAATGTCGTTCACTTGTCGTCCAATTACTTGAGTTACGTCTTCGAGTCGCTGATAGACGTTCTCAGCCAAGACCTGGGCAGCGAATTGGTGCACAGCGCCGAAACTTGTCGTAATTTCGACTCTTGCCTCCTTTAGAAGCCCGTCGGCGTAACGCACACCGTCCAAATAAACACGAGGGATCGCTTCTAAACACCACGTCTTGTTTCCCTCACGTAAACTTTGTAAAATGGCGTTTACGGCTTGCTTCATTTGCTTCAAATACTCGATGCTGTTCCCCCGCAGTAAAGCCCGATTAACTCGATTCAGAAGTTCATATTCGGCCTTCTCGTAAAAACGAATCAAGCGGACAATTTCAGTATGACTAAATTGCCCGACGATTGCCATTAAATTTCACCCTGACTTTCTTCTTCAAACGGCGGCAGTTGTATGGACGGAAGTTCAGCCGCGCCATGCGCTTGCTCTTGTCTAATGCGATTAATTTCTTCTTGTAGTGCTTCGCCCTCAAGGTTATATAAACGGCGCAGAGCACTTTCTAAACTAGTGAGACCGGCTGCATAACGCTGCGCCTCATTTTGCGTCAACTCAACGTCATCGTCCGGCAAACCGTCCTGCCAGTCGATATGGATATCAGTGAGTTCAACCACGCCAGACACACCTTGTGCCCTTTCTAAAAGTGACGCTAATCTCAACACTTGCTTAAGCGCAGGATCGAAGTTTAAACGCATACGATTGACCCTAGCCAGCGGCGCCATAAGCAAACGACGCAGTGCCGTGCCAGATTCAGCTAGCCCTGCTTGCAGTTGCCCGAAAGCCGCTGCCGATGTTTCGCTAAGAGCGTAGAGCTGAGACATCAGCCAGTCTAACTGCTTATATGCCGCTTCGAGCTGGCCGTCCCACGTCACATAGCCTGGCGGGTGCTGATCGGCCGCTACTGGGAAGTACTTACCGCCTCCCTGATAAGTCAGCTGTCCCGTCGCCGGATCCTCTTCCAAAATAGTGTCAGGACCGTAAAGATTGGGATCCGCATGCTTGTTCAAAATACGACCGATTTGGGCGATCCGGTTCTCTAACTCCCTCAAAATGCCCTTGATGTCGCTATAACCATCTAGACCAGTTACTCTGTCAGTCGTCACGACATTGTTCACGGGTACAATCAGAAACTCGTTTACGCCTGTACTAATTTCGTTCTGCTCAATCGGTTCACTCAATGAACCATTAATGATCAAGTATTTCCTTGATTCTATCCTGCCTTTGAAATGTACTTCAACTTGCAAATATGTCTTGGTTTCTACCAGACCCGTGCTTTCCATAGTGTTCTCTTCATACGTCCACGCCAGCACGTGCGCTTGAACGTCTTTTACATTATTAGGCGCTACGACTGGAAACCAAACGGCCGGTTGTTGTCCCTCAATTACGGCTCTACCATTATCGAAACGTACTTTAAAAAGTCCGGTGCCGTACCGGTCCACGTCGATTGCCACTTCGTATGCCGTATTAAGCAATCGATTGTTGACAAGAATCCGCTCTAACGTCTTCTGTTCGTCGCTGCCGACTGGTCCTGCCGTGATACGAGGCGCTTCGCCAAGTAACAAATCGGCAAAAAGCAACGTCTGACGTTTAGGCCAATTAAGCACGATTAAATAAGGCTCACGTTGCCCTTCACTGATTAATTTCAGCCAGTCGCTAAACACACTGGCGTGATCACCCTCAAACAGCTGCTTATTTGTAGAGTAGAGTTCCAGCCTTTTAAACTCAGTCGGCGGCGGCCACGCCGAGCCAGGCTTTAAGAAGTCTAAATTAGTAAGCATTTAATTCACCACCCCGCTGGCTTATTAACTAAGCCATATTTACGTTTCGTTGATAAAACCTCAAACGCCCCCGATACGGCGTCCACTTGGTCGTCATGAGCGCCATGCGGAAAAACCTCGATTTCGTCGAGAAAGGCAGGTATCCACATTCCTCGAACAAGTTTTACGTTTCCAGCCTCGGCGGCTGCGCTGACTGGGTTGGCCCGAACCTCCTTTGACCCAGTAGAGCGAAGACCCCGAAAGCTGAAGCCTAAAAGTACTCGGCGTCGGTAATAATCAATTGTGTTGATTCCGCTGCTGCCTGGTTCCTGCTCCATATAGATGTCCACCCGACGCCCATCGAGCTCCGCCGTTTGTCTCACTAGAGCCTCGACGCCTCGTGGCGTACTTCGTGTCCGTTTTATGTCAACTAAATAATAAACGCCGTCCTTCTCTCCCATAAGAGCACCTACGGTGTAGTCAGGATCTCGGCCAAGTTTGGGCTCAGTTGCCGCCAGGTCCCAGAAACGGACAAACCGAGCGTCTCTCGGGAAATCGTCTACGATTTCGAACCATTCCCGCCTAAACTTATTACCACTCTCTCGAATCGTCCAGTCGCCCCGAATTAGCTGGGCTCTAGTAACAGGATCCAAGTGTTGCAAACTCTTTAAATACTCTTCCCTGTCAATATAAGGATTATCGTCCAGACTGGCTGGGATAAATGGTCGATCTCCAGCTATAAAACGAAGGCATACCCATTCGTGCCCAACACCACCAGGATTACTAGCTGACCGCACCCTCAATGGTATTTTTGAACCTTCAAGCCTCCTTAACCTGGAGAACAAATAACGGTATTGTGTTTCAGTAAACTGGGTAAGCTCATCAAAGCCGATGAATTGAAATTCCGCTGACTGGTACCTATATTTATCGTTCTCATGTTCCAAGTAGCCGAAACTCAGCGTGGCGCCTGACGGAAATTCCCATGTTTTAGTCCGATCTATCCATCTGGCCGGCGTATGCTGAAGCCACTTATGCGCTCGATCCATTAACGCGCCGGGCAGAGAAAGGTCTGTAAAAGTGCGCCTAAAGAGTATTGCTGCGTATTTTGGTACGCTTACGTATTGAAGCGCCGCCATGAGTAAAGCGTCAGATTTACCGCCGCCTGCAGCGCCACCATAAAATACTTCAAAATCGGGCATTAATAGAAACTCAGCTTGTTTCGACGTCGGCTTGTGTGGAATCCACGGATTCTCCAGAATCGTTGCTCGCATTACTGCTTTGTAATATGCCGCGTCTTTCAAGTTGACGATAGATATCTGCGTATTGCTCGATGGCTTCTGTAACGTCATATTCATGCTTATTTATCACCCGCCCCGATAGCTCTTGCTTACCAATTTCGGTTGGCTCGCCTCGGCTTAAGCGTTCTATCTTAGTGGCGACTTCAAGCCATTTGGCCGTATCCGCCGGAGTCAATTCTTCGGACTGAATCGACTTGAGTCGCTCTACAACCCTATCCAGCGCTTCGCTAGCGATAGAAGCGTGTCTTTCTTGCATCTGCTTCACCGCTTCGGCTCTAGCAACTAAATTTATGCGATCAATCTCGGCGTCCCAAGCAGCTGCTCGAGAAACCCACCGCCACTGGCGACACCATCTATTTATGAGATTAGACGATTTACCGAGTATTTTAGCGACTTTAGTCTGACTACGAGCTGGACCCATGTCTCTGTAGATACAAAAGGCCTCAAATGCTTGATGGCTTTCTCGTTTTTGTCTAGTCCAAGGGTCCCTGTCTGTGTTAAGATCGACTGGCTTAAAGGTACGAGTATACTGTGCCGCTTTTGTATAGTGACTCATGATTCCGCCCACCTCCCATAAATACATTTCTCCATTTTAAGTATAACACAAAAAGTATATTTCTGTCAAGTCCCAACCCTTCGAAAAATCCCTATACTTCTAAATAAAAAACCCTAGCAAAGCTAGGGCCTGTTTTGAATAGCGGCGACTTCGGCTTCGAGCTCGGCAATAGTTACTTTCCGACCCAATACCCAGTCGCTAATAATGTGCTGTTCTTCTTCTCGTAATTCAACATTTTTACCGTACATCAACAACACCAAAGCATGCTCTCTGATAAACGGCTGAAACGTGTCTTCAACAAATGTTTCAAACTCGGCTTCAGCTGCAAGGAAATTTTTGAGAGCGTCCATGCCGTCTTGATTCAACATATATGCTGGCCGTCGATACAATTCTACTTTTAATCGTCTATATGCGTGTTCAATTTTAAGTTGAGCAAACTGTTTTAAGATATCCTCGCGCTTCATGTCAACCTCCTTTCAACTTAGCAATTTCGACTTTAAGCTGTTGGATATCAGTCTTTAAACAATCAAGCCCTCTCTGCAATTCTGAGATGCGGTCCCGAATTAACGACAATACTTCAGTCGTTTGCTCGGCTACTTCCATTGACTGTCGCACCGCTTTAAACGCGCCGTCAGCAATCGCATGGTCTAAAGAGCAATACCAAGTGTACCAAGGCTTATGGTAATACGCTTGGTCCTCGTCCGTAATCATTTTATGACAATATCCGCAGTACCGTATTTCGACCATGTCTCTGCCTCCTTTCTAATTTTGCTAAAAAACATTTTTAAACACTTTTTCGATAATTTACCAATAATCTTACCCCTTAGGCCTCCACCGCCGAACGGTAAACGCAGAAACCCGTCTCGATAAAGCAACTTGCGTTGACAGTAAGCCGTAGGCTGTTTTGCGAATGTCAATAAGTAATTCTTCGATTTTTACCCATTCTGCATCATTGCCTACGGCTTCCAGCAACTCACCATATAAACAATCGAGTTTATCGATGTCTTCTCTTAACAAGTGAAGATCAAGGCGAAGATTAGGCTTCTTTTTCCTGCCGTTCCTTAGTCTCAACTTCAAGGCATGCCGCTAAAAGCAGGAGCCAGTTTCGACTATCAACGAAACGTTGAATCAAACCTTCTTGACCGCCAGATTCCCAACTCCAGTTGTAACTACCTGAACGTACGGCCAGCGTAATTCCTTGTATGTGTTTGAGCAAAAAGATTAACGCCACCTCTGACGGTCTTTGTCCCGTGAAGTCAGCGATTTCTTTCAAATTTTGTAATGCGTCTTTGCCAGCGGTATATTCTTCCGCTTTAAAACCTAGTACTTCGTTCTCCCTTTTTAACAAAGCTTCTTTAAATTGAGCCAGTCTAGCAGGCGTCATGAAGAAACGCTTCTTAATTTCTACTTCTTCGAGTGGAAGGTCCAAAACCAACTGTTCAATATTAGGCTTATTAGCCATTCTCACATACTCCTTTCGTTAATATTGTCTTTATAAGTTCCCCTACTTCGTGTAAATCCCCCTACTTCTTAGCGCTTTCCGCTTTCCATACCCAAAAAAAAGGAAAGCAGAAAGCACGACCCACGCTTTCTAGACCGCTTTCCATCGTCCAGACGTAAAGAAAAAGCGGAGCTTTTTTCTTTACGGTCTAGACAAACGATCGCGTGACAGAAAGCGGAAAGCAAACGGAAAGCACAGGAAAGCACGCGTTTCACAAACCTTGTTCTAACGTATATCCGTACATTCTGCACACAGTACGCTAGGAAAGCACAGGAAAGCACAGGAAAGCACCAATCCGCGAAGCGTAGGGTTCCTCACTTCTAAGAAGTATCTAGACTTTCGCGTTAGAAGGAGAAACCTCTACTCTTTGTCGTCGCTTTCAGCTAACGCTTTACGGATTGTCTTTTGACTGATGCCGAGCTCTTCAGCGATTTGACGGTACGTGAATCCTTGGTTTTTCATCTGTCTGATTCGACCATGAAGGATTATCCTTTGTTGCTCCTCGTCAGACATCTGCGACGCTGCCGCCGTCACGGCGTAGTGCCATTTTTCGTTCTCAGTCTCAATGTCAAACGTGAGTGAGAGCTCAGGCTGTGGACCTGAAATCTTGCCCTTTCGTTTTACCATCACGCTGCCGTCAGTCTTGACTCGAACATGCCATTGAAACTCGTCGAAAGCATTCAGAAACTGGGATCCCCAGCCCTCTTCCCTGTCGCCTTCTTTACCGCCTTTTCTCGAATGGTGCCCAAGAACAAACGACGTCTTGTACTGCTCTCTGAAATCCTTGATCACAAGCATTGTTCGGGCGACGTCCATCATGTAGTCTTTCGTAGAAGCCGCCGAGTAGAGCGGGTCAAGGATCACAAGCACAGGTCGCACTTCCTCAAGAATCTGTTGTAAAAGGTCGACGCTTTCCGGCATGTCAAAAGCAAGGACGCCTTCGGTACGTACGTAAATCGGCAAGTCTTGCGGCATTTGTAGCCATTCATTATTTTTGTCGTCAACGCCGTACGATGGCTCAGGCACCGGTACTTTGTTTCCGGCTACAAGATTTAAGCGCTTACCGAGTATCTGGGCGCCGTCTTCTTGTTGAAACAAAATTACGGGTCCGCGTTTTTTTACTTCATACTTACCGAGGAAGGGCCTGCCGCTTGCTACGCTTACGGCAAGGTCCAGCAAAATCCATGTCTTGTAACTTTCAGGCGGGCCGACGATCTTGCCTATGCTACCTATCGACAGCCAGCCGTCCACAAGCCACCTCGTCTCCGAGTTAGCATTAGCCGCCATAAACTCCCAATATCGCGTTAGTTTGAATGGTTGAGTCGTTGTGTTGTTTTGTCGGGAAGTGGGTGCGCTTTGCTGCGATGCCTGTTTAGCCGATTCCCGAGCTGCTATTGAGTTGACGATTTTATGTACTTGCCAGTCAGGCAGAGGTGGCTTGCAATGCCTTTCATTAATCGTTTGCAACATTGCTAGCACTTCGGCGGGCGACATGCCTATTTGCAGAAGTTTCCCAGCTCGCCTCGTCAGCTCATGGTCTCTAGTACCTTTGGGTATTTCCATCTCCCAAATATCCTCAGGCAGTTTTTGTTTCTTAGCCTTTCGGACAATAGCAGAAAGCAATTCAAGAGGCAGGTCGATCGGCTTCGCCGTCGGGTCTTCCCAACGATACCGTCGCCCAGAATGGTGAACGGACGGCGGCACTACGACGTAGCCTCCGTCGCCTCTGCAATCGACGCCCGACAAGAAACGTACTGCATTAGGTACTTGCATGATGCCAGGGTGCTTAAAATAGAAATGCTTGCCGCCCCCGCCCGTTAAACAAGTTAATGTTTTACGCCCTTGTAAAAATGACTCAAGCTGCTCCAGTCCCTGTTCTTCGTCGACATCAATCACGACGAGTCCCGAAATCTCTCCCGTGAGTACAGCAATACCCGCGCCAGGCCAACGACTCCACCAGTCTTCGATATCGGCTTTCGTTACTTTGCGCTGCTGGTACTCCTTCCAGCTGATTTTTGGCCGCTTGTTTTGGTCAACTGGAATTACGTTCCAACCTTCTTCCAAGTAGCGCAAAGCGTTATTGATCATTGGTATCGCCTCCATCTCGGCACATCAAGCCAATGTTTCTCTAATATTTTTGTAAGAAATCCCTGATATCCAAACCATTAATTTCGTACCCAATAGCATCCCACCCCTCTACTTTTTCTCTTGCAAATAGCTCAATTCGTGGCAAATCTCCTAGCAATTGAACAATCCTGTCACGCGCTTCTGGGGGTTTCTCGCTATGTTTACCCTTCTGTGATATGATTACTGAATGAACGGATGCTGATACTCTCTTTATCTTTCCTCTAATACCTAAAAGTACATATTCCGCATTCGCCCTAGACCAATTTCCCATACCCCAGAATAGTTTACTATGTTTCGTTGTTTTTACCCACACAAACGCAACAGTTTTAAACTTGAAACCCCATCGTTCCAACGTTTGGATGCCAACATCCAGCAATGGAGCTGTAACCCACAGAAACAATGCACAATTATCGTCTGCAATACTAGCAATATCGAGATTTTGAATATCACGAATTTTCATTACAGGATATTTATATACCGATCCACGCTGTCCAGCACTAGCACGATCCCGGTATTCCCAAGGTGGGTCAGCATAAATTATTTGATATTTCTTCAACTATTATCGCCTCCAGTCTTTAAGTGCCGGGTTATTCCCGAGCGATTAACCATTCCAGCTTGGTCGTAGCCAGTGTTTCTACCGCTTGTTCTAGCGTTCCGCATCGCTTGAACGATGCTAGATATAGAGATTTCTTATAGCGCTTGTATACGTTGTCTGGTATCCAGAGTACGACCGGCTTTTTCCAGTCGACTATTTGTTGTAACTCTCGTATGGTGCCGACGGTTTGTTGGTTGTTGAGATACACGAGCACGGCGTCACTCTCTTTTAACGCCACGGAATTAATTCGAACGACTTTTTCGGCGCCCTCGGTGCTACCGGTCCAATAAAAAGCCGCCGCCGGAGAATAAGCGCAAATTTCGTGCTCCGCCAGCATTGCAGCCGCTCTGTTTCGCCACGCAAGCCTGTTGTCAGTCAAGTCAAGATCAATAGGACCGGCAAGATAAACAAGGCGCGGTTTACTTCTTCTCATGATGCTATCACGCTCCCTTCTTAATTAAATCGATGCAAGCGTCACAGATGTGTTTGCCTCTTACCAGTTTGCCGTCTGTCACAGCGCCGCACAAGACGCAACGTTGTTTGTCATTTAAGGCTTGAATCACAATTCGGCCATTGTCGAGATATATGCCCACTTTCGTTCCTGGCTCGAGGCCCCATGTTTTGCGGACTTCACTCGGAATCACAATGCGCCCAAGAGCGCCAATAAGTTTCGTTGCTATAAGTTGCAAGTTTGCTCACCTCCTAAAAGTTTGAAATCGTCCCACTCCGGTCCGTGTCGAACCATAAAGACAGGAGCGCCTGCTATGGCCGACATACGGCTGATATGCTTTTCCAGCGTATGTCCTCGTGAAGCCATTAGTTTTGTAGGCCACCAGTCTGCAAAGGTTAATACTAGGTGTGTGGGTCCGCATAAATGTATTGACTTGCTGAAGTCTTTCCAAGACCATAGAAAGATCCGCTCTTGCTTGCCTGAATCCGTTTGGCATTTAGCACTTTCGGGTATACTTTTACCAATGTACTCTTCGAGCTGTTTCCACGTTAGCTCCTTACCGCCTGTGGGTCCACTGTTACCAGGCACCCGCATAGGAATTGTCCGGTAGACGGCGTAAACGTTACGTACGGCCTGGATTGGCAGTCCGGCCTCAGCAAGTAGGGCCGGCGGCGTAACGTCTTTGGCCGTGCAAAAAGGATAATAGCCATGGTTTAATGAAAGCAACGCGCCTTGCGACCCCTCAAGCAGCCCGCAGTATCCGTCACTAAGCCAAAACTTGAGTAATTGCCATGTGTTGTTAAACTTACAGACATATTGTTGTAGCTCCTCATAGTCTTTAGCCGTTTTGAATGTGCCGTCTCGAAGTACCTTGTGCGCCACGGCCTGGCCGTTTCCTTGGAAAGTAGACCCCCGCCAGGTCGTCTTTTTATGATTTCCGGCTTTAACGTGCGTTTCTGGATCAATCACGCCTGCTAGAGGATCGATGAAGATACGCCCCGTTTGAGGACCATGAAGTTCCTCTAAATCAGCTACTTCCGCAAAGAAACTGTCTAGTCTAATCATGTGTCCAGGTCCTAAGACTATTAGGATTTCTGGATCGATCCATGCAGCTACGGGTAAAACCCGAGCAGTGTGTTTGCTGCCGTCTGGTAGCACAAAACGATGTTCAGCGTTGCTACCGCCTACCCGTATAGCGAAATGATACGGGTTTTTTGCTGACCGTCGGTTGTGGGCCAGCCAAGCACAAATTTGTCCTTTGCCTTCATCGCCGTATTGTCCACCGACGACGACGTCAACATAACCAACCATTTTTTGCTCCTTTCGTTTTTTAATTTCGTAATTGTAATCGTAATACTGATTCTCGAATACGCGACGACAATTCTCACAAACGACAAATTGTTTGTCGCGATTCGCCCAAGCTGAATATATGCGTTCAAGACAGTACGGGCAACGCCAGCTATACATTGCCCACCACCCTATTAAAACACAATCGATTAAAAGTTGTCAAGTCCTGTCACCTCCCATTAAAACATAGTAATAAGGTAATACGCAGCGTGTCTTGCAGCGTCTCGAGTATGGCCGTTGCGTAACAACGACCACCAGCCTAACAACTTCAATTTGTCGTTATTAACAAATTGCTTTACCGTACCAGCGAGCTGAAAGACGATTTGTGCATTGCTCTGTAACGCCGCTACTTGCAGAGCGCCAATTAGCCGAGCAGCTAGCGCTGGGTCAAAACCGGCCACCACAGCCCAAGGATAGATACGAAAGTCCTCAATTACCCAGAGCTTGTACTGCTGCCATTGTTTGATTAGAGCGTCGCCAAAAGCTACACCTTTAAACAATTCTTCATGCTTAATCGTGTACGCTTTAATGAGTTTCCCTTGCTTAATCTCGACGACGCCTGTCGTCTCTCCTGGGTCAAAAGCGATTAAATCGGTTTTGAGTAGTTTCAATAACATCTCATTTCTCATACTTTCTCTCCATTTCATTTATTTTACTGTCAGGCATTAACAAGCGTATCTTCACACGTTCTCCCTTTCGAGTTTAGGAATGACAGGTTCACCGTCTCTAAAATCAATCGGTTTCATATTGCCCCACGAATATCCTATTTTACCTTCTGCTACGATAGGTACGTCGAATGGATAGTCTTCCATAATGGCTTTGATTGCTTTGACTATTTCTATCTCTTGTCCTATTGGGACTTCAAACAGAATTTCGTCATGTATTTGAAGAATCTGATACGCTCTTGTGCCTTCCAGTCGGCGGTGTAGTTTAGTAAGAGCAATCCGCGCCATCTCAGCCACGCCGCCTTGAATCAAATGCGACATAGCACGGTGTGTTGGATCCTCCTCACGATAGTGCCTTAGTCGACCGGTCCACATGGGTATCTGTCGATTTCTCGTCGCAATTTGTTCAGATGTCGAATAAAGTTTGCGAATGCCAGGCAGCATGGCGTGATAACGCTCTAAAAGTTGCGCCGCTTCCGGCACACTAATTCCAAGTTCTTCTGCTAACCCAATCTTACCAACACCGTATACAATGCTGAAGTTAGTCCGTTTAGCCTGTGTTCTCGTAATGCCAATGCGGTCTGCCGTTTCTTGATGTATGTCTTTTTGATGACGGTAAGCATCTAACAGAAATTCGTCTTTAGTGTAGTGAGCCAATAATCTGAGCTCGGCCTGATTCCAATCGAAAGATACTAGTACGTATCCAGGCGGCGCTATGACTAAGTCCCGAACACGGTAAACGTCCGTGCCTCTCGGTAGTGCTTGTAAATTAGGGCGACTGCACGAAAGCCTGCTCGAAATGGTTCCGATCAAGTTCAGGTTAGGGTGTATGCGATAGCTGTCGTCCATGAGTTTGAGAAATTCTTCATAATACGTGCCGGCGACTTTGACCCAAGCTCTGTATTCCAACAGCAACGGCGCTATCGGATTTTTAAGTTGAGCTAGTTTAATGAGCGTGTCTCTGTCTGTCTTTTTTTGTTTGAGTATTTCTCGCAGCTGAGGTACGCTGTTAGGATTGAAGTCTTTGCCAACTATCTGTCGCATTTGGCCGTAGAGTTCTTCCTGTCGTTGCTTAGCATACTCTAAATTACGCTTGCAGCGCTCTGGGTCAATAAGCACGCCCCGACGCTCCATAGCTGTGATTGTTTCTGAATATGCGTTGACTTCTGGCCAAAGGTGAAGTAGTCCTTGTTTAGTAAGTACTTCCTGGTAGAAACGCGCTAGTTGCCAGGTCAAATATACGTCTTGCTCGGCATACGGTGCTACATGCTCGGGCGGTAATACTCGCATTTCGCCTTTCAATTTCGCGCTAGCAGTTGACCCACCCAATTCCTTAACTTTTTTCTTAATTTTTTGCATGAGCTCGGATTCAGCGTCCGCAGCGGACGATTCTAAATATTTAGTACCGAGATGCTTTAAGGCAAAGCTAAGCTCGTTCTCGTTAGCCAGATGGGCCGCTAACATGACGTCCATATGTCTATTAAACACAGGTATGCGCTCAATTTCAGTTGAATGAACATCGAATTTCAAGTTGAATCCAACTAGACTCCGCTGCGGGTCGGCAAGAAACGGTGCTAGCCAGTATAACCTATCTATCGGTAAATTAGTGCCGGCTAAATGCCTGAACGGTATATAGAAAGTCTCGCCTGGCGTCTCACCTGACATGTCTGGTATGAGAATAGCAACGCCGATCAATCTATCTCCTCGGAACGGGTCAAGTCCAGATGTTTCTAAGTCGTAGACCATAAGAGGCGGCCCCGTACGCAGACGGTCTAACATCGCTAAATATTTTTCGTCGTTATCAATTAACACTACTGGCATACCTCCTATTCACAAAAATTCACATAAAAAGCGAGGATTGCCGTGGCTACTTACGAGTATCTTATCTCAGCCTCGCTACTGTTACGTTAGTAAAGGGGCTGATTTTTTGAGTGCTCGAATGTTTCCTGTGTTGGCGGGTAAACTTTCGTCACCTTGTGTGTCGTGCGCCCCTCAAAATCTTCATGCGCTACGTCGATAATGCAAACTCTACCGACAATATCGCTGCGCTTGAAACGAGCGATCGTGCCGCTTGCTTGGATTCCAATGGCTTCGAGTGCTTCAACAATTTTCCAGCGCGCTTGCGGCAG